GTTTGAAGTCATCCCAGTTCTGATTAGTCATGCCCATACCACCAGCAAAACTATAATTATAATTCTGCTTCCAAGCAATACCCATCCAACCTTTACCGGGCTGTTCGCACTGAGCAATCTTAACTAGCATCTTTCAAGTAGGAGGATACTCCTGCTTCATTTTAGGCATAGGGATAAGCAGACTTGCTGCCACGATTACCATACTAAGAGTTCCCAATGTTTACCACCTCACATCCGTCTGCTGTACAAGCCAGAGTTTGACTAGAATCAGTATTGTCCTCCAACTCGTAATCACTAAGTTGGCTCCAATCAATACTCTTTGGAGAAGCCTCTACCAGAGACTCGTACTCTTCCTTAGTGATCTCCTCGTAAGGAGCCTGACGATAAGTATGATCAGACTTAGGCAAGAATGAGATACCAGACACACTATCAAAGTTCTCGTATACCCAAGCACCAACTTCCATCCACTCGTGCTCCTCAACACTAACCGTGATACTAGGCTTGTGCTCGCACCAAGCATCCTGATACGCCTTCCACAACTCTAGATGATCAATAGCCGTGAAAGCCTTTTTACGGGTCGTAGGAGCCTTCTGAGGGAACGAGAAGACCATGATCTCAGGATTAGTTACATCAGGCTCACAAGGCACTCCAGAGGCTTCTAAGAAGCGTGTGAGAGGATCCTTGATATCTCCACGGACACGCCTAATATAATAAGGAGCGTAGCGAGGATGAATACCACTAGCGGAATCCACAAGTTGCGACACAGTACCGCTAGGCTTGACACAAGTAATAGCAGTAGACTGCGGAATCTTGAGAGCCTTAGCGAAATCACTATTAGTTTTAATTGCAACTTCTCGCATCTCCTTAAGATTAGGCGCGATCTGCATCGTACCATTACCCGTCAACCACTTAGAGTCGAAGATTCCCGTGAGCGACACACCAAGCAGACGCTCCTCTTCCGTGTTCTGCTTCCACACCTTACGCAAATACTTAAAGTCTGTGAGAGTAGCCTGCATCGTACCAAGAATCGTAGCCAACCGAACCTTACGCTTAAGTGCGTCAAGACTATCATCTGCACGAACCACAACCTCAGTAAGATTACAAAACTGGTGCGGACGTAGAATAATCTCAGAGCATGGATTAGTGCCAAACGCATACTCAGTATCACGCCTCCCATTCTTTGCAGCCTGCTTGATTGCAGCCTCACGATTAAAGATACCACGCTCACCAGATTTAGACTGGTATAGGCTTAGCCATTCTTCCATGAACGCATCCATACCCGGCTTTTCCGAGTACGCAACACTATTATTTGCAAGCGCCCGTTGCTGATTGTCTTCCCACCATTGTCCAGACTTCGCGTTACGCATACGTCCATCGGATAGATTGGATAGACTAATGAGGGCTGAGCGCCTAACTCCACCAACCACGACCACTTCAGCAATCTTACATACAAGATCATGACACTCCAAACTAGTAAGACGACGACCAGCAGCCTGCTCAAACAACTTAGTCGTAAAGATAAACAAGTCCTCTAGGGGCGCAGGACCACTAGCCCTACCACCAAACGTCTTGAGCCTACTGCCAGCGGGACGAACCAGAAAGTAATCAATGCTAGGCTTCTGACCAGCATATAACATAGCGATCAACTCACGAAGCGCCCTAGCCCAACCAGCCTTAGAATCAGCCACAGTAATAATAGTAGTACTATCCTCAAAGTGCTCATTCACCACAGGCAACTGATTAATTTCATCACGCTCAACAGAAAAACCAACACCCACACCATTCATAAGGATATACAGAATCTCATCAAAACAACGAGGATGATTAATAGGCGTATACGAACAATTATACCCAGCCACATTCTCACGCTGCAACGCAGGACCAGCAGTCATAAGTGCTCGCATACTAGGCATAACCTCAAGCCCAATAATAGCATCAAGCAACTCTGCCTTCAACTCAGCAGGCATCTTATAATTATGATTAACCTTAAGATGCTGCTCCATAAACTCTACATAACGATTAACCGTTTCAGGCCAATACTCTCTACGATTCTCATCATCAAGCCAACGAGCATAACGACTCGTAGCAATGAATGTTTGATAATCAGTTGGCAAACTCATCATATCTAACCTTTCCATAAACTCTTTCAAATTATAACTAGTAGGGCTGGAGGGAATCGAACCCTCACACCCAAAGGTAACGGATTTTAAGTCCGGCGCGTCTACCAATTCCGCCACAGCCCCATCAGTTAGCGAGCCTTACTCGTCACACGCAACCCACGAGCACCGTACGACACCATATCAGGCTTACCATTCGTGATAAACCAATACCCGTTACACCAATTAGGATACGCAGTCGTACCCTGCAAATACTCCGTCTGTTGAATATTAAAGAAACCACCCAACTCTCCAACAATAAACTCGCCACTAGCATCCCAGCCCATAGCGCAATGATGCGTATGAGCAGTCAGCGTATGACACTTCTTAATCTCACTAATAGCAAGCGGATTATTAAGAGGATTCTTAGAATACGTCGTCGGATGAGCAATAAAATACTTCTGCTTATTACTCGTCAAATAACAATGATCAAGATTAGAGAACACCAACTTAGAACCACTCTTATCAATACCATCAAACACTTGTTTCATACTATCAACAAACGACTCACGATACTCAGCACTTTTAGTATACCGATAATCATGATTACCCTTTAAGAACACCACATTCTTAAAATTAGCACACAGAATCTCCATAAGATCCCGAGCCTCACTCAACTCCTTCTCAATACCAGCGCTCTTCTGTTTAGGATAATACTGACTCAACGAGTCACCATTCAGAAAATCACCAGCAATAAGAAGATTATTATAATCAACAGCCTCCTGAAGAAACTCATTCACAAGACGAGCATCATACAACGGCACATGCCAATCAGCAGTAACCGCCCAATCACCCTTCAAATGCAAAGGCTTATCCAACCCGAACTCAAACCTACTCTTATCCTTCGTATCAACCAGCCTCATAGACCGCCTCCATTCATAATTAGTGTCAAAGCATGCAACCCATCATGCAACCTACGATTAACCTGACGAGTTGTCACACCATCATTATATGCTTGGTCTTGAATAGGCACACCATTCACAAACACATTTACCACGGTGAAATACAAGACTTCACTCTGCCGCTTAAGAGCCTTCAAACTATTATCAATATCCAACTTGTAATAAGAAAAAGTAGAATCAGGATGCTGCTGAAGAGTATAATAACTACGCAAAAGATTCTCTACAATATCAGTAGTATATCCCATCACCATCAACCTCCTCATCATTCTTATCTTTTTCTACACCATCAACGATCTCCTCATAATCAACCGCATGTTGGTGACGCAAGCGCTTTACAAACCGAACCCAATTCTTTAATCTATTATACACAGCCTGACTAACATACCGTGGATCCGCATCAGGAGGACACAACCACACAGCGATCATGCCCTCCTGATACAAATCATCATATTCTGCTGCCTTACGGAACCTATAAGCAGCGGCAGCAACAACCTTCTCGTATTCCCCGACTCGTGTATTATCGGGGTCAATCATATTAGAAGGGGAAGTCGTCGCCCGTGGCAGCAGGAGCCGCAGCGACAGGAGCAGCCGGAGCAGCACCCTCACCAGCGATACGAATAACCGTCGTAGCCGACAGATTATTATACGTCACCTGCTCACCATCCTTGTTCTGACCAACACTCTGCGAGTGCTTGCCGTCACACACAAGGAAGTCACCCTTGCTGATCGGGATGTTAGCCTTCTCAGGCCAGAGAGTAACACTAAAGTTCTTGTTAGAACCAATAGCGCGAATTACAACGTCACGAACCTGCTTATCACCAGCAGTACGCTGACGAGGATCAAACTGAACAATACCAGCAATAGTAACATACTCACTCATTAAATATTCTCCTTAGTATACGCATCCCACATTTTGAGGAATGTCTTATATGGTACAACTACGAACCTTCGACCAGTACGCGCTTCTCGTAGAAAGAGACTCCACTCCTTGCCTCTAGCATTGTGATCGGCTTGTTTAAGATCAGCATCTTTCAATGATAGGCGCTTCTGGTACTTACACTCCGGAGCGAACTCTCCGGGTAGATCAATCACATCAGGAACATCAAATCCTCGAGGTCCCGTCCGTGTTCCACCAAGATCACGAGCAACTTCTCGCTCCCAATCTTTCCATTGTTTACTCCGATTCGGAGGTAGACTCATCTTGCTCATCCCCCGGATCAGCGTTTGTCAAAAAATCTTCCTCATTAAGAGGATCTTCCCAAGACTTATAATGCTCTGGAAGCGACTCTCGCAGGCTTTCAGCCTCATCATCAGCAGCGAACACCGTGATAGCCTTCTGATCATCCGTAGTAATATAATACGGACCATCAAGGATAGCACGAGCAGTCAGAAACTCTAGCACACCAGCAATAACACGACCCAACGAATTCTCATCATTAGTCGAAATCAACTCGTGCATAGCAGACGGATACTCAATAACATCTTCACTCATAAACTCACCTCCTTAGAATGCTTCGTTTGTGGTCACAAGTTCAACCTTACCGTCCATTGTATCAAGGATCTGTACTTTTGTCAAGCCACCGGCTTGTGTACGACGACTCTTGTAATGAACAAGGTTGAAGGTGTTAGCACCAGTTTTACGGGCTTCGATGCCACAATCAACTGCTGCGCCAATATCTGACGAGCCACGAGTACGAACATAACTACTAGTAGACTCGCTCTTATTAGTATGATGTAGGATAATGACGGCTGCGCCAGTCTCGCGACACAACACGTTAATGCTATCGTTGAACAAGCCAGCCATCTCACCAGCATTATTCTCGTCACGAGTATGGAAACGTGTAAGAGAGTCTAGTACAATCATGTTAGGCTGATAGGTGATAGCCTCGTCAAGGATCTTGTCAAAGTTACGATCAAGTCGTACGCCCTGACGATGCAAGTAGCGCAGATTCTCAAAGTCGTGCATACCTAACTTGTGAAGACGATTATACACAACGTCGTGTGGATTCTCCTCATCAATATACAAGACCTTACCACTAGCATGCATAGGCATACCAAGCCACGAATCAGAACCATTAGCCATATTTACAGCAAGACTAAGGCTGATCCAAGACTTACCAACGTTAGGTTCGCCAACCAGTAGCGTAGTGTCACCACGACAGATAAGACCCTCTACAAGCCAATCATATGGTGGCGGGGGAACACTAAGATCAAGATTCTGATAATGATAATTACCACTACTAGCATCCTTGACAACATCACGGAACGTATCAATACTATACTCTTCGAAGAATTCTACAATATCCTTGACATTATCGGGGAGGCTGACACGACGCGCCTTGCTACCAAGCAGACTACGAATCTTTTGCCACGACTTCTCACCTTTAGCCGCAGTATTATAATCCGCATCATTATCCAATACGACATACACCGTATCGTACTGGTCTAGAATGTCAGTCTCCGCCTTGTCCACCCCAAACAAGCCGGGAGTACCATACACATTCTTAATGCCCTCTTGCCAGAGTCGCATCGTGTCAGTCTCACCCTCAACAAGAAACGTATACGCCTTGGAATCATCCAACGGTCCGTGATACAAGCCTAGTTTCAAACCAGCCTTTGAAACAAACTTGCGCTTACCGGGACCAATATACCGCTTCTTGTCTCCGGATTCGTAGGGGAACACAACCCAGTCTGCGTCCTCACTACGAATACCGAAAGCAGTAAGAGTCTCACCTGTAATACCCTTCTCAATCTCAAACCAATTCTTATGAGCCTCTGTAATCATTATTCTCCTTAATTATTTACGCGGACAAAACCAATGACATCACTAACGTTGCGTGTCATGTGTGCAACCATCCCACCATCGGACGGATTAGTACCAGAGGTGTTACCTTCAATTGTGGTGAACTTTGTAGCCTTCATTGGTGCCATGTTAACGATACCAATGTGATCAGCGATACCATCATTGTCCCAATCGAAGAGGACTACATCACCAGACTTAGCCTGATTAGCAGGCACAAGTGCAAGGTAGTTACGATTATACTTAGCGTCCTCTAGCACGTAGGGACAATAAGCGTAACGCTCATGCTGCTTCCAAGCCTTGCTCTTAGCACCAACGAAAGCATACGTTACGAACATTGCACACCAAGGACCAGTGATACCATACCAGTTAGAAAACATAACCTTGTTAGACTTGGGTGGCTGCTCACTAACACCAATGAACTGCTGTGCAATCTCCAGTGCAGTAGCACCAACGTACTTCTTACTACGAGACTTTGCTCGCTGTTTCATCATAAGCGACTGCTTCTTAGTACCCACCAAAGTCAGGTAAGAATGTAACTGATCATCATAATTAGAATTAATATTCTTCTCAGCATAACCAAGATCCCACTTAGCACTACGGGTAGCACGAGCACTCGCTTCACCATAGATACTATCAATCTTGCCAGTGTAATAACCCTTAGCCTTCAGCAACTTCTGTACTGCCGCTACCTCTGGTCGCTTCATGTTAGGGCTAGTCAACTTCAATGTAATCATACCATACTCCTCTTGTTTGTAATTGCTCGCTGCTCTTCAATATAGATCAGCCTATCAATGTACCACTTAGCCTTACGCAAGTCTTCGATACCATTCTTGTAACGATACCGACTCACATACTTTACCACATTACCCTGATGATAGTCAAGCCCCATACCCTCAATGGCTGTGATAACTTCCATGTTACCCTGAGTATAATGCTTCGGACTATTTACTGGGTCGTCAATTGCCATGTGTATTCCTCCTTATCAGCCCAGTTAGTAGTAGACCATTCGCAGTCTGTATCTATACTAACGAATTGTTCTACGATTTTATTCCCCATCAAGTAGGGAACATGTGTAACAAGATGGCTAATCTCTGCTTTATCTGCATCAATAATAATTTCGTCATGCACGATATTGACAATGTGACTAGCACAATGCTTGTCTAGAAAGGTGCTGACCTTAACTACGGCATCCCGCATAAGATCAGCAGCGGAACCCTGAATGAGCGCGTTGAGTGCTTTATGGTGCTCTTCGACATGTAGCCGACGACCATACAAATTACTAATATACCCACGGCTATTCAGAGTTTCGCTTATTTGATTGTTTAATTCTGCAATGCCCGGACGAGTCTCATGATAAGCCTTAAGCAATCGTTTGGCTTCTTTAAAGTCTACGCCTAGTTGTCGCATGATTGTAGGAGTACCACCACCATAGATGATACTAAAGTTTAGTGTTTTACCAACTTGCCGCTGGTCGTCTGTGATGCGTTCCGATGCGTATAGTCCTTGGGCGGTAACAAGGTGCGGATCTGCTCCATTGTTAATTTCGTTTGCAAGCGAATTGTCGTTGATCCCTCGTGACAAGTAGTAAGCGAGTAGACGGACTTCGATGGCTTTATAGTCAAAGAATAAGAACGCATCCAACTTGGGAACAAACGCTCGTTTAACATCTTTCTGACTCCTTGGAATATTCTGTACATTCATGCAAACTTATCCTTAATAGCATCAGCATACTTGTTAGAGATTTCTGCTACGCGCTGTTGAATCTCAGCATTATGCACTCGCTGAGCAGTAGTATTACCAATATATTGTTTATACAACAACTTATCAATATGATAATAATTATACTTAAGCATAGTACGAACCATCAACTCGTAATCATCAGCGACTTTGTATGACGGATTATGACCACCAAGTTCTTGATAAACACTACGATCCCAAGCACGAACATGATTAGGCATACTAACAATATGACTCATCGTAGTAGCATTAATTTCTGGTGCTCGCATAACCCAAACACCATACTCATCATCATAATACTCACTACCATAACCAAATGCCCAGCCTTCAGGATACTTACAAGACTCGCCAGCAGAATTAATCTCACAACAATTAGAATAAAAAAACTCTGCCCAATTCAACAAGTACGCTTCCCACAACTCTTCAAGAGCAGTAGGAACTAACTCATCATCATGATCTAATTCTACAAGAAGATCACCATTACCCTGCATGAAGGCTGACAACTTAACCATACCAATGTTACCAATATTCTTATGAGAGCGATGCAAGTTAATAGTGTAACGCTCATCATTACAATAACCATACATCTGACGATAAACATTCTCGCTAGTAGAATCGTCCCACACTACCCATTCCCAATCAGTATAAGTTTGATTCTTTAGACTAGTCCATGTCCTAGCAAGGACACCGGGATCAGTCTCATAGGTTGGTGTAATAACACTAATCATGCTTCTGCTGCTCCACTACTCATCCGACCAGTACGAGTACCATGCTGACGAAAGTTTGGATGTAGAATACCATCACGCGCCTCAGCATCAAGACCATCAAAGTACGTTGTTTTGATTTTATTAGCCTCACGCAACTCTACAATCAACGATGCAAGTTCGTCATCCACGCTGGCAAGCGTAGCCTTGTCGGTTTTGCTAATCCTAATTCCTCGCTCTTCAAACGCCGCAATGATTTGCGCTGGCGACTGAGGGTTGAATTCTGACCCGGATATTTCTGCAATCCGCGCTTTCGTTTTATAAATCTTATCACCATACTCCTGACGTTGCTTCTTAACATACGACTTATCTATTTGTAGTCCTCGCGCTTCGATGCCCAAGAGGGAAATTGTGAGGGCTTTTTCAATTTCATACAATGGGCACAAGTCTTCGGGCAATCTATTCCGTAATACTTCGTAAAGCCGCAGCGTGAATTCTGCATCTTTTTTTGCATACGGCGCAAGAATTTCGTTTGGAATGGGCGCATAACCGTCCTCTTTCTTCATCTTATTTTTACGTCGCCACACCTTCAGCACTTCGTCTTCGTCTGTCTCTTCTCCAAGAATCGTACGAGCAAGATACTTTAGGCTAGTAGACTGGTGCTCATCAATGAGGTGAGCAATGGCTTGTGTATCCTCAAACTTATCAATAAACGTACTAAGCGGAATACCTAGACGACACAACTTCTGAATATCAAACTTAGCATTATGCATAATGATCTTATCACAATTGATAAGCATATCATATACATGTTGAACATGACTATGCCATTCGCCATGTTCGCAAATACGCTTATCATAAACATGGCTCCACTTTTGTGTCGCTACGCTAATCATGAAGGCTTCATCATGCCAACCCACACCAGTTGTCTCAGTATCAATAGCCAGTAGATCCAAACCCACGGTCGCCCCTTATCCCACTCCATACCATATTATCACCACGCAACAAATTAGTTTGCATAAGAGGCTGCACCATGAACTGTGCAATCTTATCGCCACGCTCAATCAGGTAA